GCTTGTTAAAATCTGGCTTATAATCCTGATTACTACAGCAAATCCCAAATACGCCGGTTTGTATGTATTAACGGCTTCCAGTAATTCTTTCCATTTTATTTCATCATCACCGCTGATACATAATTCAAACCAGTATTCAGGATTATGCTGGATTATATAGCCGGATTTATCTTCACAAAACATATTTATTAGGTTATTCATAAATGTTTCAGATACGGTATTTAATCCTTGCAGTTTCAGTAGTATCTGTATTCGTCTATCTTCTATGCTTGCGTTTTCTTTTACGGATAAATCAAGTACACGTTCCCAGTCGGATAGTCCCCATGTTGCTGTTTCAACAAAAAGCTGATTTTTTACATCTAAAATATCAAGCCTCAGTTTTTCATGTTCATCATCGCTTATCAGTGCTGTATTTTTTAAATCGTTATCGGTTGGCAAGAATTTTGGCAGATGCTTTAATGTTTTTACAGGTGTACGTCTAAGTAGATATAACATTAAAATCCACCTCATTTTCTAAAATCGGCAGCTGTTCTTCGGTGAGAGGTATATTTTTTGCCTCACCGTTTAAGGTCAAGCTGTCATAGTCAATGACGCCACTGCACTCTAAAAGTGTTTTGCCGATATGAGCAATGGATACGTAACCACGATTAAAGCCTATTTCTTTAAAATACGTATCAACCTTTTCTTTGAATTCATCCTTATTTACGCTGCCGTAAATATTGGCTGCTATTTTTACATTCACGGCAGTTGCTGATACTACGGTTAAATCTGCGCCGATCGGTTTTTCTTCTTCAAGGTAGGCACGGACTTTATTTAGCAGTGTTTCATCAGCAACGTTCAGATTTGCGTCAATTATAACCACCTTGACTGTACCGTTGCCATTCCAAAGAGGAATACATCTTGCACCACCTACGCCTTCAATCTCGCGTGCCCAAAGTTCATAATTATTTTTATTGCCGCTTGTCGTTGGATTTCTGACTTTAAACAAATACCTGTCGAGTAATTCAGTATCCGTTTCTTCGTCATAACCGCCCATTGTCGGTTCGGAATTTATCACACTGTTTATACCGGGAATAGACATGGAAATAACATTTATAGTTTCAGCATCTACATTGCCGATAACTCCGGCAGTTACAGCTTCAATATTTATTTGCCCGTTTTCTTTTATTTCCGTGTTTTCGATAGCTACAAACTGGATGCCGCTTTCCGTTGCAAAAGTAGCACCTGCGTAAATCATGCCGGTGCCCTTTACAGTCAAAACACCTATAGCTTTGGTGGCTTCCTTTCGGATAACACCGTATTGTTTAGCTATCATGGTCAGATATTCGCCGTATGAAGTATCTGCAAAAGCAACTTTGTTTAGTTCCTCAAGTTCAACCTCGACTTTGGCAAATTCGATCGAGTTGCTGGCAAGTGCGTCATACTGGAACGTTCCTTCGAACAATCCTGTTTTTGCTTTGGAACTATTAATCATTTCCTGCAATATGTCTTTTTGTTCTCTTGCCTTATACATTAATCACCAGCTCCCCGTAAACCGTAGTTAAATCAATTTCACAATCAATATTTGTCTTGTCGCGCGTTATATTAATAGAATTAATAGACTTTATATACGGATTTACCATTAAACATTCAATTATGGCTCGTTTAAATTCGGAAATCCGCTCGCCGACCGTCATGACTTTGCCGATAAACTTTTTAAGCTCGATACCGTACTGCCAGCTATACGCCGTGTATCTGAAACGTTCGGTCTTTAACGCCTTATAAATCCAGACTTTTATAGCTTCATTTCCTTCAACTAACACGTGATTACCGGCATTATCATAGATGAACTCGTCCGTGTCGAAATTCCATGCGTATTCTTTGTATAGTGATAAATCTTCTTCTACAGTAACTGTATTTGTGCCGGTAAATGGAAATTCTTCACTCAAGTTTTACCACCTCTTCGTTTATGATATAAAGCTGTCCTTCCGCCCCTTCGCACGGCAGGATACTAACCCAGTCGCCGACTTTCAACGTATCGGTATAGATGAAATTTTCAGTGTAGTCATTATCTATGCTGTGATTATGGCTTTCATATGAACTGTCGCCGCTACCGCCTGATTTATTCTGTGTTGCGGAAACTAAATGTCCTCGTGCCGTTCGTTCATAGCCTACAAGAAGCCGTTTTGAAATATACGCATTTTCAGGTGTTAACTCAATATTATTTGCTTTAATAACAAAATTAGGTGGAGGTTTTTTTACAATACCTATAAAAGCACTGCGTGGAACATAAGATTGTGCAACGCTATGCATTATATCAACTATTTTTTCAACACTTGACTCTGCACTAGGAATTTGTGCCATTAAATCACCTACTTTTTAGTTTTTTCTTGCGGAGCTTGTTCTTCATTCATCATATTTTCAAATTCAAGCTCGATTTTCATAATATGATTTCCATTCTGGAAAGTATGCACATCACTTTTTACCCAAAATTTACCAGCGTTTAAACTATCTCTTATTTCTATGGAGTATGAAGACTTTACCCGATAATCTCCAATTAGTGTTAAACTTCCACTACGAGTAAGTCCTCTAAGCATTGCTTCAACTTCTTTATTAGTATCTTTATTTGGGTCAGTTTTATAAACATCTTGTATCATAGAATACTTATTGATCCATTCATCATTACGTTTATATCCTATCATATTTCCTTGTTGGTCCGTAATCATCACTTGATTTACCATATTCTCGATACTTTCTTTATAAGTACTTTGAGTCATATTACTACTACTATCAGCAATATAACCTTCAATTAATGTGCCTTTTAATATAACATCCAACTGATCATTATTCATAACAGGGTGATATTTTTCACCTGTTTTTTTACTTGCCTCCGTATAAGCCATCATAATTATTTGATATCCTGTTTTACGGTCCGCAATAAAACTTACAGGAATACCTGTTTTTACTAAATTACCAACTTTTATACCCAGTTCCTTACATATTACTGTTGTAATATCTTCAGCTGTTATATTCACAAATTTTTTAGTTGTTTTAGATTTACTTAAAATAAACAAATTATCAAAAGTAGTAATTCGTACATTGGAATTTTGTCTATTTTTCTCTACATCAAAAACATTACCTCGAAAGACAATATTGTTTTCTTCGTCATATCCAAAAATAGTTTCTCCATTATTTATTGTTAACACTGGAATATTAGGGTCTCTGTCATCTTGTACATAATCAAATACTAATTTTCTTGCCACCTGAAGTCGTGAACCGCTCCATGTAACTTTTTTCACTAATGTAGAAATATCCTTACCTTTATAAAATATTTTCATTTTAGATTCTTCCTCAAATTTAATTTTGTTACATTGTTTATAGCTAAATTTTTTAAGTCATTAGACTGCACAATATTTCGCCAATGACTGTAATCACCATAGACTTTTTTTGAAGCATCTAAAATATCATCAGCTTTATCTACCCAACTTTCTGGATTTTCAGGCTCATCAGTTCGTTTTTTCAAGCCTGTGGTTTCGTCTATTTGTTTTTCATTATTAGCACTTGGTGTATTAAGCTCTTTATATTCAATAAAAGATAATTTGTAATAAATATCCCTTGTGCCGTCCTGTTCACGGTAGGTGAATTCCCGAAGCCCCATCATCAAATTTACGGGGCTGTCGGTTATTATTACCCTTATCGGCTTTTTAGCTTCTTTCCACTTTGTGAGTAGTTCCACGCATTCAATCGGATTTTTAACATCTCCCACGATAAACGGATAATCATGTTTCGGATGCGGGAAAAAGCCGGAAAAACTAAGCCGTTTAAGTTTTGCATTGCCAAATAGCATAGCTTCACCGAAATCAAGGATATCTATTGTTTCATTATTTTGTGCTGTTTTTATTTCGTAACTGCGGGGAGTAACAGGAATAGTGAATTTTTCATTGTCTGAACTTAATATTATTTGCCGTTTGGCAGCAGTTTCATTCCCTAATGCCAAAGATAATAAATTTACTACGCTGTAGGCTTTATTCATAAAACTGTCAAGGCTCATTAATATGCACCTCCAAAGTTTGCATTTACCTGCCGCATGATAGACACAAGACGGTAGGCGATTTCATCAATATCCTGTTCATTGCGTACAATAAAAGTATTGCCGGTAATTGTTACATTGCCGCCGCCCGCATTAGATGTATTTTCGGCAAGTTCACGCTGAATAATACGTTCCGTTGTCTGTGCCGGATATATGCGGCTACCGGTCGGGAGGTCAACAATTTCGCCGCCCTGTTCATTTATCTCGGTAAGACCGCCCGTCCAGTTCATTGTACCCGTAGCGTTTTTTCCTATACCGCCGTCAACGAAACTGAGTACACTCTGAACAGGAGACGGAGCGGAATTTTTAAGTTCAATGTATTTCTGCCTAATTGGTCCGAAAACATTTGATTCAAACCAATTTACCACGCCTGCCCATGCACTTTGTATAGTGGCAATTGCACTGTTTATACCGGCGGCAATTCCTGCACCTGCACTTTGCGCCAAATTTTCCAACGGATTATATATATTGCCGGTGAACCAGCTTACGGCTTCGCTCCACTTACTTTGAATATTTTCCCATGCATTTGCGGCAGACTGCCAAATGCTGTTCCACATTTCTATATTTGCCTGTGTCTGTATTTGTGCATTTTGTACCTGCATCTGCCCTGCCGTATTAGTTGTATCGGTAATACCGTTCCAGATTTCCGTTGCAAAGTCTTTAAGCCCTGAAAACGCCTGTTTTTGCCCTTCAACCTGTATTTGATTACTTTCAAGTTGCATTTGTCCGGCAATGTTAACATTGTCAGTGATTTCACCCCAAATACCGGAAACAAAATCTCGAAAACCTGAATACATTTGTTGCTGGCTGTTCATTTGCGCCTGAGCGAATTGCAGTTGAGCCTGTCCGCTTTGTTCTGCAATATTATTAAATGAAGTACTTACTCCGTCATACTGCATTTGCGATATATTCATATTTGTTGCAGATGACATGTTTTGAGCTTGTCCCCATGAACTGTCATTGATGCGTTTTATAATATTGTTATCCGCAGAAAAATCGAAAAGTCTTGAAATACTGTCGGCAAATTGACTGCCTAAAATACTGCCGCCAATACCACCGATAGCACCGCCGATAATTGCACCGGCTCCCGTACCGATACCAGGGAGAACGGAACCGATTGCAGCACCTGTTGCTCCGCCAAGTTTTGCACCTGCCCAGCCGCCTGCAAGACCTCCGCCGGCTCGTGCAACGGCAGCGCCTTTTTCTCCCTCGTCGGCACTGTATATATCATACGCGGCAAAAGGAACGGTAAGGGCAATATTAGCTTTATTTATACCACCGCCATAATTCCAGCCTGTTTTTATTGCATCTTTTGTATTACTCCAGATAGTAGGTTTTGCAGGCGGGGTTTTCGGTTTATCCGTAGGCGGCGCACTGGGCTCATTTGGTACTATCGGCGGCGTTTCACCCGGTTGATTTTTGCCGTTTACGTAAACATTTTGGGCATTTAGAATAACATCTTTTACAGTCTGTCCAGGGAGATTTGTCGGCAGATTATTAGGTACTGAACCCGGCAAATCTTTAGGAATGCCTTTGGCAATATCAATCAGATTTTTAACACTTTGTACGGATTTAGCAACGATATTATAAAATTTCTTTGCTCCGGCAATAAGTCCGATAAACAAACCTGCACCGGCGGCAACTGAACCCATGCCGTCCATCTGTATCATCTTTGAAAATGCGTCTCTGAATGGTTTTGTTACAAGGTCGAATGTTCCCCAGAATGTAAAACCGTTTTCAAATAATTTGTTAGCATCTAAAACAAGTTCAGTTATTTCTTTCACAAGACTTCTAAGCCCGCCTGTTGCTGAGCCTTCCATAAGTGTATCTTGAAAATTCTCCCACGCGCCGCCGAGCTGTTCAATATCACCTTTTAAGTTATCCAACATAGTTTCAGCCTGTTCTTGGACTGTAACTTTCGTCATTTCATCGTACATATCTTTAACGGATTGACTTGTAAATTCACCAAGTACCTGAGCAGCACGAATACCGTCAGAACCAAAAGCGTCTTTATAAAGTGAATTTAATTCCTGCTCTGTAAGTCCCTGCGTACTTTCGTGCAGAATATCTGCTATTTCACCTAAAGAACGAAGTTGACCTTTTTCATTATAAAACTGATTTTTGCCATCTTTTAATAAACCCAGCTTTTCAAATGCTGCTACTGCCGGTTTTGTTGCAGGTTCAATCTGCTGTAACATGGATTTTAAACTTGTACCGGCATCTGAGCCTTTAAGCCCACGGGAAGCCATAAGCGCAAGAGCTGTATTTACCTCATCAAAATCCATACCGGCTTTTTTGGCTACGATACCGACAGCGGAAAGGGAATACTTCATTTCATGAACGCTCGTTGCGGAAGCATTCGCCGCACCGGCTAAAATATTTGCGGCATGAGTTGCGTCCTTAACGCCGAATGTATTCATTGCTGTACTCATTATCTCCGCCGCTTCCGGCAGTGCCAAATCACCGGCCGTGGCCAAGTTTAAAGCCGCCTCACTAGCATCGCCCAATACCTCTTTTAAAGAAATACCGGCTTTTATAAGTTCGGTCATGCCCTGTGCTACTTCCTTATTGCCAAATGCCGTAGCCTGCCCGAGTTCTTTTGCACGTGCTCTTACCTGTGCCATAACATCATCGCGGCTCATACCGTCTAACCCTTCTTTTGGCGTAAGCGATTTAATAGCGGATAATTGAGCGTCAAAATCCATGCTTGTTTTGATTGTATCGTATACACCGTATCCAATACCGGCGGCACCTACCATTTGTATACTTGTCGGCATAAGCATTCCGTTTGTGAACTCATTTAAAGTATTACCCATAGAATTCATCGGGTTAGTATTAGCTTTTACATTCAGTATAGCCGTATATGTTTTGCCCATAATACCGGATAATTCCGATTTAACCTTTAAAATGGTGTCTGTAGCACTGTCTTTAGCGTGAATGCCTACAGAATAAGACTTGCCTGCGATACTGCTAAGTCCTGATTTTATGGAACTTAAGGGTGATGTTACCATATCCCGGACAGATACGGATACAGAGCTGTTTTTTATTCCTCCAAGTGCCGTTTTAGCTTTGTCGGCGTTTTGTGCTAATTCTTTTAAACCTTCACCGGCTCTTGCCGAAGATTTAACAATACCATCTGTAGTTTTAGAGGTAGCCTGTGCCTGACTTTGTAAATCTTTCAATGCTTTTTTCGACTTAACTATAGTCGCTGTCATGTTGTCTTTTGCTTCCAGCCGTGCTGTAAGTCTTGCATCATCAGCCATTTAACTACCTCCTAACTAGCTTGACACCGGCAAGCTGTGCTTCAAATTCTATTTTCTGAGCTTCAATTTCCTGCTGTTTGCGCATTGCCGTATAAGCAAAAAGTTTATCCAAATAACTCATGTTAAAAAAATATTCTAATGTATGACCTTTGAGAAGCAAAAAAGCGGCTGTTGCCGCTTCCCAGTTCTCATCTATCAGTTTTTTATTTCTTCATGCACCTTGGCTTCAAGACTTTCATATCCAGCACATTTCATAATAGCTGTTGCAATATTACCTATTTCACCGGCTTTAAACAACTTACCGATAATATCCGTCGGCTCTATACAGTTATACGCTTTTTGTAAATCTTTATCTTTTAAATTGGGCTCAACAACATTATCTAAAATCATAAGTTCATTTACGTTATCCAATTTTAAAATATCAGCGACGAAACTTGCGTCCGGCTGTTTTACGGTAATTGTGCCTATAGATGTTTCGATATCATACAAAATTTTTTTATTGCCTTCAATTTTTTCTTTCTGTTCAATAAGTTCTTTTACACTAATAGCCATTTATATAATCTCCTTATTAAAAATAATTATGCACCGATAGTTTCAATGAAAGATGCATCTTCAGGTGTAAATCCTGCCGTAAATTCTTTTTCCACGACTTTGCCTTTTTCAAAACTCATCAAGAGCAAGTCATTAAACCAGACATTATCAATAGAACAGCGTTCTTTCTGTCCATCCACGGCATCCGGGTCATCAATCAAACCGATAAAGGTGCCGCGCGGGTCAAGCCCCTGTTTCCATGCTTCAAGATACTTATTAATATTTCTGTTCACAACGGATTTAATTGTAAAGGAAAGTTCACCGGTTAAAGATACGATTTTACTATCTTTACTGATAGAAATAAATACATCTTCACGGTCGGCGGTTACCTTTGCTTCAAACTTCTGAATTTCAAACAAAAGCTCATTGTCCCACCATACTTTTCCCCAGCTGCCGTTCCAGCGGCGGCGTCCTCTGTATTTTACAGCTTCTGCTTCTCTTCCCATTTATAACTCTCCTTTACATAGTAAAATCAATCGTCAAATCTTCCATAGCGTTAACCGGCGTAATACGGCCTGTTAAATAAACATTGGTTCCCGTATTATATTCGCGAATTTGCTGTACTGTCATTTCCGCGACATCTTCACCTTTCAATATTGCATAGTTTTTCTGTTGTTCTTCGTCAATATCCACTGTATTCTGTGCCGTAGGACTGTTATCAAGTACATTTCCTTTCAAGCCACTAAAATAAACCATTATAGCAGAAATGAACAACATTTTATGGTTGTAATCATTTATCACTTTGCCGGCATAATCAGATTTAAACGTATCACGAATATCGTCCGTTATCATGTCAATACATTCGACAATCTTGATGAAACGAAAATCCTGACCGACGTCAGTTGTAAATGTCGTAAGGCTATTGCAGGCACGGGCAATTTTTACACCGTCTCCTTCACCCTCGTCAACCAAAAGGAGCTGACCACTGTCAATTAAACTGTCGATATCTTCGTACGTTTCTACACATTCAACTTCTGTAAGCTGATAATATGTTGCACTTCTATCCAGACTAAGCCCTGCTAAAATGCCGGCAATACGTGCCGTGTATTCCGTCGCCGTGTAAATAGTATATGGCTTAACCGTATCGTCATTTGCTACAGTACTATCTCCTACAATAGCTTCGCCGATAATTGCCGCAGGTGTTTCAGTGGCATCTTCCACGTAATCGGGATTAGGTACCTTGATATCTCCTGTACAAAAATTAATAATGCCCTTGTCATCAGCTGCCATGTTGGCAAGTACAGCTTTAAATGTTTTATATTTATTATTACGCTGCGTTTTAATCCAGCTGGCCAAATCTTCCTGTTCACTGCCGGAAGCTGTCGGTGCGCAAATATAATTCCATTTGATATTGCTAATTTGTTTAAGCACATAAGACTGATTTACTGTTGGTTCTGCTACGGTATCATCAGGAATTGTATATACCAGAATGCGAAGCGGTGTACCGAGCAGACATTTTTTTATCAAATCAATATTTTTATCTGTAAGCCCTTTTTCTGGAATATCCGTAATATCGGAAATTTTATAGGACTTCATAATATCCATTGTCTCGTTTTTCAAAATCATGGCCACAATGCCGCGGGCAGAACGGGCAATTGCTGTTGTAGATTTTGTTTTAAAAGTTATAAGTACTTTCGGCATACCGAATATTTCTTTTTCGTTAGCCATTAAAATCATCTCCTATTTTAAATTAAGTTCTAGCGTTTGCATTAAATCATACATAATAGCAGAACTTTCTTTATCGGTTAAACAATCCGCAAAATCAAGATAAAAAACATAATGCAGTATCTCATCTACAAATCGCGTATGACTTTCAAGAATGGTAATATATCTGTCTTTGATATGAAATACAGGTCTAATTAAACCGTCTAAGGTATCAGCCGTATCATACAGAACAGACCTTTTTATTCGGCCGTACTCATCCGGAATTAGAACCAGCATTATATCAATCTGTATGGATTTATCCGTTAAAATTTCATCAACGGTTTTATGCCGCGGCATCATTTCCACATAAAAATAAGGCTCACTCGATTTTTCCACATTATCGAAATGAACCTTATAATTGAATTTAGATTTTAAAAGCGTTGTAAGTCCTTTTTTTATATCAAGTAATTTAATCATTTAAATATATCATCCATAATTATTTTGGCGTCCTCCTCGAAATTATCCCGCAGTTCCTCAACACCCTGATGAAGCATATAAGCACCTTTAACAAATTTTATTTTACCGTTTTCATCTTTTACCCATTCGCCCCTGCGGTTTTTTACGCGGTGTCCATATTCCATATGTGCGGCATATTCCGTATTATTGTAGACTTTAATACTGCCCATATAAGGACGGGTACGCTGCCAGTTATTTTTTAAATTACCGGTATCAACGGGCGTTAAATCTTTAGTGTATTCGATAAGGTTTTCAGCGGATTTTTTCACAAATTCATTGCTCTTTTTAGGTATCTTTTTTATGGCATTATCAAGTTTAGCGATAAAATCATCAATGCCTTCAATTTCAACGCTCATCTTGCCTCATCCTTCCGTTTTACCGTTACTTCCTGATGTGATTTATACTTAAACGATTTTACGACGTTCAATAAAATTTCCTGCTCGTTGCGGGATATTTTCAAAATATCATTCGGCAGAACATCGTATTGCGGCGGAAGAAATAATTTTAAATCCGTAATAACATCTACCTGTCTGTCTGTATTTTTAGCTGTAAAAGGTTTACCGCTTTGATACAACTTGCAGGGAATATTAACATAGATTTCCTGCACTGTATAATCATCTGCTCCTTCGTCATCAACAGCATTAATTTGACGACAAACAGTAACATTATCATGATACATATATTTACTAAGCAGACTGTTTAATTGTGATGGTGTCGGCATGAACCAAACCCCGCAATCTTTCGATATAAATTCAATTTCGGCTTGATACTGTCAAAATCCAGGTCATTTAAAACACCGGAAGAAATCGCCGCCGCCACATTAAATTCAAATTTGGTATCACCGGCTTCAATGCTTTTAAGCTGCGCCGCCCCTTCCGCTGCTGTTTGCTCGTCGCCGATACGCTTATTTATCAAATCCATACAGGTGAAAGTTAAAGCACGTGGAAAATCGTGTCTGTGGCAGTAGTCAAGCACGTCATTTACAAGTTTTTCAACATAAATACCGAGTACAGCCTCGTCGATTTCCGTATCGCCGCGGATTGTTTTTACTTTGGCTATAATATCCGCCACTGCTTCAGCAGGTGTCATAATATCCCTTCTTTTATCCATTTATACCTCATTACTAGCTTTCTAATTCCAAAAACCGCCATTATATAAAATTACATTCCAGACAATCACCCAAAACACTTTTGCAAAAAAGCTTACCTTTATAGTTTTCCCATGACAAAAAAGGCTGACGACAACCTGCATGGTAAATAAAATTATTGCCAATATATGCCAGATATCCATTTAATCACCTCTTAATTTTGGGCATAAGAAAAGCACTCACATTTCTGCAAGTGCTAAAAATTATCTTTTAAAATATCATTTTTTCCCATATTTCTTTCGGTATCTGTTCTAGCGGCTTATTATTTTCTATTGCTTCTTCAAGCATTCTAGTATCCCTATTTGTCTCATTAACATCAAGTTTTGTTGGTTGGTGTATTAAAGGTTCGCTTAAAAGTACACGGTCAAGAGAATTTTCACCAAATTTTTTTAAATATTTATCATATGCCTCATCAAATCGCGCCAATGCTTTTGCATATTCCTCACCAAAGGCTTTATATTTTGTCCACATTATATCCCTCTTTATGCTTTCAATATTAATCCTATAATTAAATACAAAAATTCTATATCATCTTTTATTGTAGCATAAATAGGCTTATATTCGCCATTGATAAGTTCGACTTTTTTCAGTTGCTTTGTTGGTTCAAATACTAATTCTAACCCCACGCTTAATACTTCGGAAGCATCTGGATAGTCCTTACCGATATAAGGAGTTATAAAATCATCTGGCTTAGTTGTTTCATCCTTTTTATATCTTGAATTGAAAAGAATTTCTCTTAACAGTACAGATTTTTCATCCTTGGTACGGTCTTTTAAAAACTCTTTAGATATTCTAAGAGCGTTTTTATTGAAATATTCAACATAATGACCTATTTCATGATAAGGTGTTGTTTTGCGCATTCCATTCATATGAATTGATACATAGCCTGTTTTATAATCTGGAAACTTTGTAGCATAATATTTACCATTAGCCATAACAGCTCCTTCGTTAAAAAATCCTCTATTGGTTATTAGGGTATACAGTTTTTTTCCGCTATCAGTTAAATAATTCACCCAGTCTTTTGGATAATATGAAAATGCTTCACTAAGCTGTTGTTTAGTGATTTTATTACTTCCTTTTGCCCATTGTTCTGGTGAAAGTTTGCCACCCATCTCACGAAAATTGCCAAATGCTTCTTTTAAGGCTTCTTTATCGCCAATTTTATTTTTAATATCAAATTGTTCGCATACCTTTCGTCCGATATTGATAATATCATCTTTTGTACAACTTTTTATATCCGTATTTTTGATTAATTCTTTAAGTGTCGGTTTATTAGCGTTAACTGTCAGCTTTTTGTGTGCTTTTTCCCACTGACTGAATGACATGGATTTTTCAATATAGACTTTGTAGTAATCATCATAATTCATAGCGGCAGGAATGATAATTCGCTTGCCGTCTTTATTTTTCGCCGTTCGTTTGCCGCGACCTGTATCATAATCGGTTAAATTACCTGCAATCGTTGAACGGCAATGCGGATGTAGCGGCGGCATATTAGTGCCGGGTGTTGCACCGTCCACCGGATAAACCTTGCGGTCATGTGCTCTGCATAATGTTGATGTTTTTTTGTCGAGTGTGGCCAGAAATATATAGTATTTCATGTCAGCGTCTTTTATACTGTCCAGTGCCGCCTGATTTTGTACGTAATTCATTTCAGTGCGTACAAGGCGGGTAGCTTCATATTTGCCGACATTCATTCTTTGCTGTACGAGCTTTGCCATTTTATTAATAGATACACCGCGATGAAAGCCGTCCGTAATTTCATTTTTGATGAGTTTTGCCAGTTTATCCGTATTTTTCCAAATACGCTGACTGTAGTTTTTCCCTGACCATGAATTATTCAGCACTTTGCGAATTTTTTTATCATCAACTTCACTGACAGACGACCTGATACCGATTGTCTTGCCGATATCGAACAGATTTTTATAATAATTGTCCTTATATGCACCGGATAAAAACTTTGTCATGCCATTTTCGCTGTCCGTGCCGAGCCTGTAGAGGTTTTTTAATGTATCGCCATATAATTTATCAAGACGTGAAATACGTTTGCGCATGGCAAGGGTATTTAGTTCTAGCAGTAGTTTATTGTCAGCGGTTTTATCTATGGCATCCAGATATTCTTCCAAAGACATTCGCCACTGTTTAAACTCTTTGCCTGTTAAAAGTTTACTAGCTTCCGCATAGGTCAGATTATTATCTTTGGCATATCTGCCGTATAAAACAGCAATATCATCAGTAATACGAGAAAGAGCCCGCCTGTAATACTCGGCAAGCTCTTTTTCAATCGTATCTTTGGATTTTTTAATCCATTCCGCTTCTCGTTCTTCAGCACGCTTTTTCCAGTAATCTTCATTATTCATAAGATTACCTTAACCTTAAGCTGCTACAACTTTATGTTTAAATGCTACCATGCGTATTTGTTTCGGTTCATAGACGCGTTTCCAGTTTTGCGGGTTGGCCAATTCTTCGCGAGATGGGCTTTCCACATGTTCGCGTACTGCGTTCTGCCATGCAACACCTCTCGGGTGCATGATGAAGCAACGGCGATTGTAAAGCATATTGACGCCCGCGCCAAGATTAGGGTCGCGGTCCGTTTCCGTCTGCACAAATCCTACAGGAGAACCTTCGCCATAGGCAATAGCACCGCGTCCGAATAAGTACGTCGTATAAATATCACCTTCAAACGGACAGCCGTCATCTACGATAACTCTGCGGTCCTGATACGTTTCAAATTCAACAGAGTTACTGTCGCGTTCCGTAGAAATAAGGTTCTGCTGTTTAAGGTAGGATTTTGTCTTAGAGTGCATTACCACGCCAGTAAGCTGGTCCTGTGCATCGCCCAAAAGCTGAAGTGCGTCAATGAATGCCGATGCGGAAATATTTGCATTTTTACCGGCTTTTCCGGAGATATCAAGTACATGGTCTTTCATAGTGTCTGCACTGAATACGCCTTTTAACAGATTAATAAGTTCCTTTTGATATTCTCTAGCCCAATAAGAAGAAACGAGTTCCGCAATAGCTTTCATTGGGTCGCTTCCTGCAAGTGCCGCCGCTAAATTCGTTGCGGACCATTTTTGCTGGCGCATAATTGTCGTGGATACATCTTTGCTGGATGTGATTTTTTGAAATTCAATTTCTTCACCTTCCACAATATTTTGCGCATCGCCCGTTAAATCTTCAAAAAACGGCATATTGTGTGTGCGCGCCGCTTCGCTTGCAAGTCTGGAAAATTCCGGGCTTGTCGTGATTATCCCGCTTTGAAATAAAGCGGATTTTTCCATTGTGCGATTAATTACGTACGGATTAAAAAGCTCCGGTACGATGATGTCTGCAAGTGTTGTTCCTGCCATTAATTAAAACCTCCAATACTAACGCCTGCTTCCTGTGCCAAAGATTTAGCCAGTGCAGGGTTTTCCTTAAACAATCTTCCCTGTTCCGTCATGTTGAATGTTTCTTTTTTAAACGGATTTACTTTATTTTCGCCGTTTCCGCCAGATGGTTCATATCCACTGCCTTTTGGTTTTCCATCTTTAAATAAAAAAGGCTTAGATTGCTTCAGAGGGTTAATCTGTTCATCCAAGCCTGCAACTGTGCCGTCATCGGACACAATTAATTTAGTTTTATCAATCAAACCAGCTACGATATCCACATCTTGCGCTGTGCCGCTTAATTTTAGCTTTACTGCGCTGTCAATACGGAGATTTTTCAAATCCGTTTCGTACTTTGTTTTTGCGGATTTGTTATCTTCCTGCAACTGTTTAATCGTAGCTTCAAGTTTTTCCTTATCGCCAGCTGTCTTTTTCAACGTTTCAAGCTGTTTGTCGCGCTCTTTAATCTGCGTTTCCAGATTGGATTTGGCTGTAGCGGCTTCATCAAATTTTGCTTTTTCTACATAATTATCTTTTAAAAAGTTCTTTAAACCTTCAGTAGCTTTTTTCTTAGCTTCACCGTCAAGATTTAACGAAGCAATATATTCTTCAACATTCATTGTTTATCTCCTTTATGCTCCGGCTGTATATGCGCCCGTAATAGATGCCGTACTTTCATCATCTAAATGTGCTGTGCCGGTAATTGCTGTACCGTTAACATTAATCTCGATAGATGTAATTTTTGCACCTGTATCACCTTTAGCACCAGCTGCGCCATCCTTGCCGGCAGGGCCCTGCTCTCCTGTATCGCCTTTTTCGCCCTGCGGACCTTGAGCACCGGTTTCACCTTTTTCACCCATATCGCCTTTTGGTCCTTGTTCGCCAGTGTCGCCTTTATCTCCCTTTTCACCCTTGAGCGAATTTAAGAAGTCCGTTTCCGTTTTATCGGCATTGCCTTCCTGTTCTTTCCAAATATCAAAAGCGGATTTACCGTCTTTACCGTTAGCACCGTTAGCTCCAGCCGGACCCGGTGTCATAGCTCGATTATTGGCATCTTCAATGCCTGCTTCCATATTATTCATCAGAGTTTTTGTAATAAGTTCTCCGTCCTGCCAATCATGTTTTGTATACATAGTTTTATTCTTCCTTTCCTGTTTTGGATTTATTAACTTTTGCCTCGCCGACTACAGCTTCGGTAATATCTTCCTCTGTACTTTCGGTATATTCCGTATTGGTCTTGATACAATACTGGATAATGCGGATTATTTCATATTCATTCAAATCCGCTACTTTACTGAACGGGAAATCCTTGCCGAAAGCCGTGTAATACTCTTTCATCCATTTATACATTATTCATCACCACCTTTGCCGTTATAACCGTCATCATTATAAATATCCTGTTGTTCCTTCTGCTCTTTGGCTATCTGTTTTTCTTCCTGTTCCGGGTCATCAACAAGAGGGTGATTTTTTATAATAGTTTTATCGGATATGATGCCTTTGGATTTACTGCAAATATCTACAAGCTCACTTTCACTCCTTATAGCGTTTCTGGTCCATGTCTGGATGATATTTTTAACATCCTTATTGTGATAGCGACAGATAGCGCGAACAAGTTCACCAAAGCCTAGGCGAAATTCCGTTTCCATAAGCCCTGCTTTAAGCTCCAAAAGCGAATATAAAAACTTCATTGCCTCGCCGCTGGTAGAGTCAAAACTCTGCTGCTCAGGGTCTATGCCCTGTCCCATAGAAAAAATAGCCTTTCGCGTTGTTTCCAAAAGCTCTTTTCTTGCTTCTACCGGTATTTCTATGGTTATAGTGGAAAGTCCACTCTGGTCGCCCGTACCTGCGCTGTCGAGGTTTATTGTCTTGTATTTTTTCAAATTGCGCAGAAACTCAATGACACCTTTTGCACCTTCTTCACGCATTCCGCCATAATTGGTAAGAACGAATAGTACCTGCTGAATATCTTCAAGGTCATTTACAAAGCCACTGTATGTTTTGTCATAGCTGTCAATTAATTTTTTTACATTATCCAAATCGCTTGTTTTCAGATTATTGTTAGCAAATGGAATAAACGGAACATTTCCCATATCATGAGTATAAATATTGGAAAAGCCATCTTCACCCGTTGCCGTGATATCATAGCAAAACATTGGATAATCGATTAAATCATTTTTTATGGAATATTCTTCGCCGTTACGACGCCGAAACGCCTGGCATTGTGTATCCGTCCAATATTCATACACTGTCCAGCTGATACCTTCATCATCAATATCCGTGTAGTATCTTAAAACTGCTAAAAGCTTTTTATCCAGCTTTTTGGACCATACAGGAATAACCTGTGTTGAAGGAACAACTGCATAACAAAAGCCTTTATTATCGTCGTGCCAGTAGTGAAGCCATGCTATGCCGCTATTTGAAGCATTTACGCATAAATCCTTGCACTTTTTAGCATAATCATCGCCCAGTGTATCTACAATTAAAGCGTTAAGTTCGCTGTTTTTTGTATCGAAAATCGGCGGATACGTAAACAGATAGCTTGCTTTCTGATTTACCAGCAGATTGTAAAAGCTGAACGGTACACGGTTATCCGCACTTCTAAGCGGATTTTTCACCTCTTCATGATGATGTTCCTTGTCTAGCAGAATATCGTTTTTAACTTTATAATACCGCTCCGCTACATCGGATTTCATAATAAAATCGCTATGTCCTGCTACATAATCCGATATCAGTTTTTTTGCCACGTTTAATTCCAACTTATCACCTCCTTACCAAAAGCTTTTCTTATTTCTGACCGGCATATCATTTATAAAAGCATATCTACAGGCATCAATCGTATGATTGTTTTTATCAGGATAAGCAGATATAAATTCATCATCCTTATTTCGCTCATATTCATAATTCACAAATTCTTTATACGTATTCGGACATTTTTGCCGGTCAATATATATGTGATTTAAGCTCTGAAGCCATTTCATTCCATAATTAACGCTATCAGGTCCTTTTTTAGCACCATAAACATTAAGACCTAAATTTCTAAGCGTTACAATGCTCTTTGGCTCCGCACTATCTGCCATAATTACGCTATACTCATATCTCATAAGCTTAGGCTTTATTTTCTTAGCTGCTAATTCATTAGTAAGTTTTATCTGATAAACTTCATCAAATAAATACAAATCATTATATTTACCATCATATGCACCTTGAACATAAGCAAATGCATCCACTGCAAAACCAAAATCAATGCCATGTCTTATAGTTTTAAAGCCATTAATCATTTCATCAGTTATAGTCTTTTCTTCTACATTTTCAAAGACATTTCCACCTGTACCAATTGCTTTACCAATGAATTCATGTAGATATTTTTTATAATTTTGTATTTTACAAGTTTCAGCTTCAATTAGAAATTGTGGACCTAACCAATTTTGCGGGACATCTAAATAACAAGAAGTATGAACAATTTTATCTGGTCTTGGGTTAGTAGCTTCATAATTCACCCAAGCATTTTTACTTTTAGGTGGATTAAATGAATAAAATACCCAAAACTTATCACCACCACGAAGAATAGATTGATTTAATGTATCTATTTCATTCATACCTGTGAACTCGTCCAATTCCTCATGCCAGCAGTAAGCAAAATAGCCTTTGCGAAGTTTTACTGATTTAGATTTTTTAGGATCATCACAGCCGCGAAAAATAATACGTTGACCTGTAGGTTTATAAGTCAGTCCAAGTGGTGAAAGACTTATTTTCCAAAAGTTAGACACGTTTAATTTATCTATTGCCCATATAAGCTGTTCAAAGACACTTTCTTTTAAATAATGTCCAACTTTACGAAAAACGATTGCATTGTAATTTGAATTTCTCATCATGCCAATTATAATTTCAATGCTAATATATGATGATTTTGTACTACCTCGACCACCTCGAAGCCAATAGTGAGTATATTCGTGATTTTTCACTTGATGATGAAGCTTATAAAAGATTGGTGCTATCAAGTCATTCAAATTTATCTGCATTCGTTTTCACCTCTACATCAGGAATATCATCTATAATTGTAGCTTTTATAGGCTCATCTTCTTTTACCTTAGATATTTCTGTTTTAAGTTTTTCAATACGTAACTTTTGTTCTTCTGTTGCAAAATCCGAACGACAAAGTTCTTCATATTGCTTAATAAGGTTCATCAGTGTCCCCATAGCCCTTGATTGTGCAATTAAAAAAGAAGCCTGTTTTTCGTAAGCTTCTGTGTATTGATAAGCTATAGCTTCACCTTCTAAAGTTATTCTTTTTGTACAGTCATTAGCATCCTCTACGTACATTAATTTTTGTGAACGTATGATTGCTGCATATTTAAGGCAAATGTTTTCCCATAAAATATCTAGTGGCGACATCATCTCAATATTACCAACAAGCTCTAATGTTTCTGCTGGCAAATATTTTGAAAATAAACCGTGCTTTATAGCATTGGTATTTTTCTCAGGTGCTCCACCTTTATTAATTCTAGGTTGTTTTGTTTCGGTACTTTTTAGCTCAAGTCGAAAATCATCTACAGCATTATTATTACGCTTAGTTTGTACGTTTTTGGATTTTCGAGGTTGCAACTTTTTAACTTCTTTAGTTGCAACTTTTTTGGTATTAGGTTGCAACTTTTTCCAATGACGACTAGCCCATGATTTTATTGTTGATAAATTAATATCATACTTTTCTGCTATATCTTTATATTTCATTCCCGTACAATAATCTTCAAAAGCTAAATCTTTTACATTTTTATTTGCCAAATCACCTCACCACCTAAATTTTTGTACTAAAAAGGCCACTATCAAAATGACAGTGGCTTAAATCCCATATCGTTAATTTTCATTATTTAATTTAAAAGTAGATACACTACCAAGTAAATGTAGTATAACACATTTGTCAAAAAATAGCAATTATCGTGATTCAAAATTTATTGATAAACCCGCATTTATTTGTGCTAAAGTCTTTTTATTATCAGCTTTTCGTCTACCTTTGCCGTTATTAACGCCACCTTTTATCTGTTCTCCTTCTTGTAAGCTCATTGCCTTATACATTAAATTTTGCTGTCTTTCTTTTTCCCAATGATTGGCAAAATTCATATCTTGTGGCCACAATTCAGCTCCACATTCAGGGCATTTAAAATAATCGCCTTTAGCCTGCATATGCACAGCTTTACCTTCATAAGTTAAACAAATATTACACAAAATATCTTTACACATACATTAATCCTCCAAATACTAATAGGGTAGCCAAAAGCTACCCTTTAAATTATCCAATTAAAATTAAACTTATTCCCACTAAAATTACTACTGCACAAGTTCCTAAAATATATTTTTTATCTTGTTCACGTTCCATTTGTTTTAGTTCATATCTTGTTGGTATTCTCATAAATCAAAATCCTTTGCTTTATATGTTTTTTTATCTTTTACATCTCTAATAACTAAATTAAGCACCATATATCTTCTTCTACTAAGAAACTTTACAAATAAATTAACTACTCTTTGACAAAATCCTAATCTACCTTTATTTATTACTTTATTAGCTACTGGATCACTACAATGACCAGAATTTGTTAGGATATTTTGTTCGTATTTTTGCATTTTATCCCTTCTTTATATTTTTTATATCCATTAGCCATACATTTTTTCAAATCGGGTTTTCCTAAAATACATTGTTGTTTATGTCGCCTAAGACTGCATAAAAAGATGCCATCATCAAAATAACTATATTTACACGACATAATTATCACCCTTTCATATATTTAGCTATTTTAGCTTTTACTGCTTCCATCATTGATTGCTGACCATTTGCTTTATCTGAAAGTGCTTGCATTACTCTCTCATCTTCAGTATCTTTAGCGATTAAATGATGTATAACTACTTTTTCTTTTTGCCCTGGTCTATGCAATCGTTTATTTGCTTGTTGATATAGTTCTAAATTCCATGTAATGCTATACCAAATAACAATATTTCCGCCATGCTGTAAATTTAAACCGTGACCTGCACTAGCTGGATGAAGTAAACCCATTTCTATTTTGCCATTATTCCAATCTCGCAAATCTTGTATATTCTGTAATACTCTAGCTTTAGGAAATCTTTTTAATATCTTATCTTTATCATGCTGATACCAATAAATGACCATAAGATTTTTGCCTATGTTATCAACTTGTATTTCTTCTAAAGCATCAAGTTTATAATCATGGATATTTATAATATTTCTACCTTCATCATAAATAGCTCCGCTTGCAAATTGTAACAACTTACCTGTTAAAACGCCTGCACTACTTGCTGTAATTATTTCATCAGACATACTTAATACTAATTCTCGTTCAAATTCATAGTACTTTGACATGATGTTTTTTGGTAATTTAATAGATACCTGATTATAAATAACTGGTGGCAAATCAAGATAATCATCTGATTTTAGACTTACACAAATATCTGATATTTTGCTATATATTTCCTGTTCTGCATGCGGTAATGTTTCATAACTAAAAACCACATGACCATTTGTTTGTGCGGGCCTAAAATAAATTTTACGATATTGTGTTATAGTCTTACCTAACCTTTTACCGCCATCTAATAAATATATTTGACTCCATAAGTCCATGAGTCCATTTGGTGCTGGTGTTCCAGTTAGTTCTACTATTCGTTTGATAAAAGGTCTTATTCTTTTCAATGCTCGAAATCGCTGACTACGATGATTTTTAAATGACGATGATTCATCTATCACCACCATATCAAAATCCCACTTTTTACCTAAACTATCTACTAACCAGCCGATATTTTCACGGTTGATAGTATATATATCTGCCTGCATATTTAATGCTTTTTTTCGCTGTTTTAAATCACCACAAATTACAGATACTCGCAAATCTTTTAGATGTTCCCACTGGTTTATTTCATCTTGCCATGTTACTTGCGCTACTCTTTTTGGTGCTATTACTAATACTTTATTTACTACCCAATAATCATACATAAGCTCAGATATTGCTGTTAAGGTAGATACTGTTTTTCCCATACCCATATCCAGCATTAAAGCAATAGCTTCATTATTTATTATCTTATCTGTAGCATATTTTTGATAAATTCTTGGCTCGTATTTCAATCATAAATCACCTTCTTTGCTATACTCATTTATAAATAACTCAACGTGGTCTTTACTACTTATTACCCATACATCTACACCATGATTTATTAATTGCTTTATACGTTCCCATTGTATTTCTCTAGGGCTTTTATTTGGTGCTTTCAATTCCACGAAAACTACTTTCCCATACGGCATGATTACTATTCTATCTGGTACACCTGCCGTCCCTGGGCTAGTAAATTTCCAAACAATACAGCCCAATTCTTTTAACTTATCTGCGAAATATTTTTCAATCTGCTTTTCTAACATAATTCACCTTTCTTGAGGTATACAAAGTATACATTGCCATATAGAGGTTATAAAAATTAAGAAATTAAAAGACATATGTACATTATTTTCTTAATTTCATGAATCTATATATAAAGTTTGTATACTTTGTATACCCAATAATAAAAACCTTTATAATATAACGTTTATAACAATATACATACCTATCTTTTCATGACGATCACATTTACAATGTACTCAACCGTTTAAATGCTCTTTGTAAACCATAACATTTTATTTTCATTGGACTTTTAGACTGAATCCAACCTTTTGTTTTTCTTAACACATCATTTATTTCTGTAGTCATAGCTCTAGTTAATTTCTTCACATCACCATTTAATAGTTCCACCCAAATTTCTAAAGCACATATTCTATCACGTTTGACAAGTGGCCCATTATATTCAAATCCATCACCACGAATGAAATCTTGCCTATCACTGATACTCAACTCTGCCCAATTTTCAGGTATTTCTTTTTCAATAAATTCACGTATCATGCCAGCTAATGGGCTTTCTTCAGTATGTTGTTCTTGTACTTTTTTGGCTTCTTGCTCCATTTCTTCATCAAGATACAATTTTTCGCCATCCTCATATAGTTCTTTAGCTTCTGCCCACAACTGGTCAATAGTATCTTCGCTAATTTCAAAAGGATTTAATCTTCGTTTATTCTTATCTACCATTATTGGCCACCAACGACGACCACCAGTTTGATCACGAATAAAATCATTATTATTTGTAGAAGCTATAAATATACACTGTCTAGGAAAACGTTCTGTACGTCTACCATATGCAGGTCGAAAACTGTCTTCACGCTTAGTAATAAAATGCTTTATTTGTTCAACTTCAGCTTTACGAACTGCCGATAATTCCGCAAGTTCAATAACCCAAAATCCTTGAATCTGTTCCATACCTTCTTTACCAATAACTGTACTCATACTGTCAGAACTCCATTTTTTGCCAATACGACCAATAATATAAGATTTACCTATACCTTGACCGCCAACTAACGTTACTACATAATCAAATTTCGTTCCTGGATTAAACACCCTAGCCACACCTGCACAAAACATCTTTCTAGTCATTGCACGATTAAGCTTTGTATCTTCGGCTCCTAAATAATCTATGAATAAAGTCTCTACTCGATGCTTACCGTCCCATTTAATACTTTTTAAATATTTTTTTACTGGATTAAAACTATGTTTATGAATAGTTTCTAATATAGCATCAGCGATTATATCCTTACCTTTTATGCCATATACATCAGATATATAATTTCGCAGAGCACTATCATCAGCGTCAATCCAATCACTAACATTATTATCTTTACGCCATACTAATTTATCTAAAACAACCATTCTATGAGCAAACTCATCTAAAGCAAATTTACCTTTTAAATTAGGATCATTTTCTAATATTAATTTCACATTATGAGGCGTATTTTCATATCCGCCCCAACGATTTATATCCATCTTAGCAGTCCATTTTGTATCAATATCATCTAGAACCTCAAAATCAGTTTGTACATCTGCTAATCTTTCTTTACCGATAGTTTCTTTTACTTCTTCATCAGCTATAGCTAAATCTTGCATAGCTTTATAACTTGGCAATCTTCCCGTTGGCGTGCCCTCTGAAACTTCATCATCTAACTGTCTAAATTTATGCAGTCTTACCATATCAAAAGCATTTAATAATTTTCCACAAGCAGGGTCGGTACTATGATGACTGTAGATAAAACAATTATTATAAACAATAGCACCAGCTGATGTACTTCCCTCAGCATAGGTATATCTATCATCAGTACCACATGGTACATATATATCAGATAAATATTTTTCTATAGCTTCTTGAATAGTATACGAGCGACAAAAAGCACCAATAATTCCTTTTTTACTAAGTGGATCTTCCTGTTTATCTACCGTTTTTTTGATATCTACTTGAACTCTACTACTCACGGGCCAAAAACTTTGGTCTTGCCAATTATCATATCGATTTAAATATTCATCAGCATCTACCCAAACCCCATCATTGTATTTGAAAATAAATTCACCATCTTGACTAGTACTAGGAAAATACATCAATCTATGCGGTTGATATGTGGTATCATCAAATAAATCAATATCGATATCATTTGCTATCATACGACTTATTGCTTGATATTCATCTGGATTCACAGAACGATTTATCGGTATGACTAATCTATACCTAGGTTTATTTTTACTATGCTTATGCGTACTATAAATACAACAAGCTACATTACCTATCGTAAAAAATAAATTATCCCAAAAATCATTAGTGGCAAAATCAGCGTCCAGTGTTATAACTGAACGCCATTTCACATTTTCAGCGACTCGCCTACCTTCTTTTAATGCCCCACCTACAAAACCGCCAACATCTTTAATATCATCTTGCTTTGACTTAGCAAATGATTTATATTCAGCAACGGTTTCCCCTGTTCTTCTAGTTTTTGACAATTTAAAAAGAAGTGTGGACCATGATAACTGTTTATTTTTCCATTTCTTTGATTTTCTACTACTAGCTACAGCAATAGATACTTCTCCGTCATATTTTAACTTAGATAAATTGTCTATGTTCAAAGCGGTATCTTGCATTATTAATTCACGTCCTTACACCGCCTCTCTTTGCGGTAAAATTTGTTTTTCAGGTTTAAATATATCGCTGCAATTATCATAATTAATATTAGCTTTATCAGCCCATTTAATAATCTCATCATTTATTTGCTTATTATTATGAGCTGGTTTATTAGCAAATAATTTTGCTTGTATTAGCTTATTATTTTGCACCTCGATACAAGCTTTTAACTTACCTTTATCGTCAGACATTAAAACTATATTTGATTTACCTGTATAAACAGCATCAACATAATTACCCACACAATTTCTAAAAATTTTGCCTATATTGCGAAGCACATCTGAATTCTCAGGTAAATAAAATTTAATACTATCAAACTGCATAGCTAATCTTCTACAGATTGGGTCATTGATATTAAAAGCTCTAAATGGATGTTCCTGTTTATAAATAGCTGTTACTAAATAATCATGTAGATTAGCAGGAGCCGGTTTTTCTTGCCAAAGTGTAGCTTTATCTTTCAATTTAAATATCATATAAATAGCGTCTTCACATGAAATTTTATCTTGAGAATTATGCCACCAACGCATTAATGCATTGATATATTCTATTCCCCAGTTATCAGAAATTAATGCTAATTGATTTAATAATGTGCGGATATCTCGTCGCCATAAAAAATCAAATTCCAAACAATTATTAATATTATTGAAGGTATCTATATTACCTTGAGCTATAGTATAAATTTGTTTATGACGTAATAATAAAAATGGTTTATCTTTTACTAATCGTCTGATCACAGGCTTATTTGGTAAATTTGCTATTTCTAATAATCCTGATATTGTATCTTTTGCCTTACTTATGATTTTCAATCGTTCATCTGATAAATATGCATCATCTAAATCATAAAAATTTCTATCAGCACTACCATAATAAAATGGATATTTACGATATATATAGTTATAATCAATAACTGATAAATTATTTAAGTCTGTAAAAGCCAATCGATAAGCTATATTCAGTATAGGTTTTATAAAATAACTGCCTTTATTTCCATGACATACATACATTGATTTTATTTTAAATTTAAGTTTAGACTCTAACTTTTTGGATAATCTCTCACGAAGTAATTTTAATATTTTTTTAAAATCTCCCGCATATATACTTGTAATATGTCTATGATTCAAAAATTTTAAATTAGTATCCCTACCAAAACTTGTGTCAAAGATATTACATAAGTTATAATTAATAATAAGTTTATGATTTATATATCTTTTATAAATAGCAGTCCTTTGGGCTACATTAAAGGATATAGCCTCTTTATATAGTCTGTGATGAAACATATATTCGCTATCTTCATCACAGACTATTTCTTTACCTGATAAAGTCAAACGTAAACTATCTTTATACTCATCAAGACAAATTCTCATGCTGAGCGGGGAATACTCCCCGTCAGCCATAAAACTAAAATCATTTTTTTGCGTAACTTCTGTAAAACGTGAACCACATTTAGGGCAATATATAATCTGGTCATTTGGTCTCACACCATAATAATTTCCTACACCTTCCCATAAGGATTTAAAACTATGGTCACAGCTAGAACAATGATACATATTCGTAAATTTATTACCATTATTTAAGCTTTTTAAGCCACCTTCATAAAGATAGAATAATTTCGGCATATATAAGTCATATATTCTCAAATTAATCACCTCAATCCCAGATATCATCATCGTCTTCTTCAGTTATTGCTTCAGGTTCGGTCTTTTTTATAACATCTTTTTTATCTTCGGATTTAATTTCTTTAGCAGC